TTCATCAACATACCTACGGCTAATTTCATTTTCGACAAATCCTTGTTTATGCTTGAAGAATTGTGTGCGAATAGAGATGGGTGCCTTGATCCGCAGAGTGATCTGCGGATGGGCAAATGGTGTCCAATGGTTGTGATTTGCAAGGTAACGAATCAGTTTCACATCGCGGTCTGATAGTGTCTGAATATCAGAAGGCTTGAAAGAAGAGTTGGTGCTTTTCAATCTTGCTTCTGCTTCTCTATCTACTTCCCATTCTGTTTCTTTATTGAAAGAAACTCTGGCTGCATTACATACAGTCAAGTCGCTTCCCATGCTATCAACTAGATGAACATGTCCATTATCTAAAACGTCACATCGAGTCACACTCGTCTCCATTCTCTAAAGGCTAGTCTTGCTTCAAGACCTGTATATGTATGATTGTCGATGATCCTCCGAATCTTCTTTGGACTATATTCACCGACCATATCGTTAATATCTTTGTGTTGCATCCACTCGGGCCAGATGCACACCTGCTTACCATGCTCGATCAACATTTCATTGTATCGAACAATCTGCTTGTTTCTTGGTTCGTTGTCTAGACAGTAGACATAATCAGAGTTTGCGATATGAGGATGCACATCCGTGATCGCACCTGCACCCACAAGGGCAACAGTGTTTGGAATGAACAGACTGTCAAGTGGACCCTCGACAATATACACCTTCTTCTTTGGGTTCACTCTCCACAGACCATACCACAATCTATCAATACTCTTGTCGGCTTTGATGGTCAGATACTTCGCTGTCGTTCTAGCATGGTATTCGTCTGTCAGATTCAATGCTCTGCCCTGTGCGGCTACCATGTCACCCTTCTTGTTGAAGAACGGGATAACCAGTCTAGGTTCACGACCAACAGGAATACCCTCTGGATCAGCCATCTTCATGAACTGTCCGAAGTCTTCACTGAAATACAGGAGGTCATAGAACTTGCTTGGGATCCTACGCAACTCCAAGAACTCTCTACAGAAGTGATCAGATGAAAGTCTGTCGCATCGAACCAATGTCTTTAGACAGTGATCACCAGAGGCAAATACAGGCTTCGCTTTCTTTGCAATGTTGTCAGGAGATGCAGGCTTTCTGATCATTCCCTTCTTCTCAGCGAACGACTCCATAGAGTATTGCTTTGCAAGGTTAGGGGCAACCAACTTCAAGAAGTTGTAGATACCATGTGCTTCACCACAGTTGTGGCACTTGTAGATCCACTTACCCTTATAGGGAAAGAAGTATCCACGACACTTGGTCTTGTTGGATTGACTATCACCACAAAGGGGACACCGACAATTCGCCAGTGTTTCCTTCTTCCACTTGAACAGGTTCAAAGCACCCGATACAAGGTTGATGAACTTCTTGTCAATGATCTCACTCACGCTCATGATCCTCTCTTGGAATCTCGTAGTACCGCTTCAGTCCCCACTTCTTTGCCAACGCTCTCTCCCAACAAGCACCCTTGCTGAATTGAAAGTTGTGCATCAGATAGATTGCGTCACACTTTTCTAGGGCCTCAATATCACGACGAGCGGCATCCTCATACTCATACTCACCCAACTCTTTGGGATCAAATCCCATCTCTCGATCCATCTTTGCCGGATTGACAACATCCCACCCTGCGGCAGAGAGTTGCTCTTCCTTGGCATCAAACGCTTCCCAATTGTGATTGGGGTAGCCTGACATCGGACCTGCAATATAGATCTTCAACTTCCTAGCGATCATCTTCCTCATCCTCATCTTCGTTCATCTGAGGCCACATCTGCTGTTCCTCAATAGACAGGTAACCTTTGTAATGCTCATACTCTTCTTCTGTACGAAAGAAAACACCACTCGGCTCCCACCGAACCACTTCGTCTGGATCATAGAATCTCATTGTTTCTCCTAAATCTTCCAACTACTGAAATCAGACTTGAACTTCTCGTCGAAGTTCTTACCATCAAAACCACTACCATAACCGTCATCCGCTGGGGTTTGACCAGAATTCTGAAGTCCAGTCTGTGCAGTATCCTCTGCATCATAGAACTTCATCTTGGATCGGTCAACACCGATGACAAATTTACGATTCGTCAAAGCATCGTTGTATCGATTCTTCAACTGCTTGACTAGAACCTGATCGAGTTCATTCAACTCCTCTGTCGAAATGAGTGCGAACATGAAGTCAGCAGTCGCAGGAAGACCAAACGATTCGGACGTATCTTCAAGTCCGACATCACTGTTTGAGTATCCTGATCTGTTGGTTTGTGTAGCAGAGAAGACAGGGACATCATACTCAACAGCGAGTCCTCGAATCTCTTCCGCAATGGATTTGACATATGTGTAAGAGTTTACATTTGCTCCTGCTTTCATTCGAGCAGAGGCACATATGTTCAAGTAGTCAATAAAGATAATGTCGGGTTTGAACTTCTTCTTCATCCTCAACTCATCGAGTAGGTGACGGAAGTGAGTTACGTTTGCCGACGCTGTAGGATACTCCTTGATGATAAGTCTACCATTGATACCAGAGGTGCTTCTCTGGAACTTCTTATCATAGAGATCCTTCGGGAGATCTTTGAGATCGTCCATGTTGATGTCCAATAGATTGGCATCAATTCTTTCCGCGATCCGCTCCTCTGCCATCTCGCAGGTGATGTACAATACATTCAAGTTCTGCGAGAGGCAGGCAGCGGCATGATGGCACATGAACATAGACTTACCAACACCAGTTCCTGCCATCACAATGTTCAAGGACTTTCGAGGGATACCACCCTTAGTGATCTTGTTGAAAAACTCTAGATCAAATGGGATCTTCTCTTCCACTCGATGGTAGAAGTCGTATCGCTCCTCGGTGTCTGCAATATAATCGTGACCGATGTGCTGGTCAAACGAAACAGACAGTGCTTGAGAAAGAATGTCAGGAATGGCGTTTGCAGTCTGTTGCTTGCTCTTACCATCGATAATGTGAATGGAGTCCATGATGGCATTGTACAATGCCTTGTCCTTGCAGAATGCTTCGCACGAATCCTTCAACCATCCGTCATCGTCCGATGCAGTTGCACCATGAAGTTCATTCACCAAACTAACACAGTTCTTGTGTTCCTCTTCTGAGGTTCCACCCTTCTTGTCCATGTCAATGATCAAGGACTCCTTGGTGGGGCATGTGTTGTACTTCAACACATGTGCCTGTAACATCTCAAAAACGATTCGTTCGACCCGTGAGTGAAAGTATTCTGCCTTGATAAACGGCAAAACCTTACGGGTGAACTCTTCGTTCTTGAGAAGATTCGTCAGGATTGTCTTTTCAATCGTTTCCAATTAATCCAACCTCATCGTTACTTGAAACTATCATTGACTGAGGATCATTATACACTTGCTCGTTCATAATCTCAACCAAAATGTCACCAATGTAGTTAAAAAATTCATCGTCTGTCTCAATGCCATTTGGGTTCTCAATCATGGTGTAGTTAAACTTCACACGAAGATGATCATCTTCTTCGACGAGTTCAACTTTGCCATAGTTGAGTACACACCCACTATACTTGCCTTGAGTCAGTTCAACTGGAGTGAAGAGTGTAGGTCCGTCAACCGGCGTCTTCTTCACTCTCCACCGTTTCAGTGGCTGAGCCATACTTGAATTCCTTTCCTACTACCTCTTCCAAGGCAGCCATAACTTCTGGGGTGAAATACTTCTCTGGATTGTTGTTGATTGCCTTCTCATAGACCTTAGTCCCATCGGGCATTTCAATACGAGTCGAAACCTTCTTGAAAATTCCATACTCAAGTGCAAGATCAACCAATCCATAATATGGATTCAGGCCCTTCTCATAATCCAGCATAACATCAACCTGTGAGTTTTCCTTAGTCAGTCGAGACTTGTACAACTTACAGTGAATGATGTTACCGATGATGTCCGTTCCCTCTTTCACTTTCTTCTTTGAAAGGTACACAATAGTGGATGCGGCATACTTAAGTCCAGAACCACCACCCATCTCCTTCGTCGGGAACATGGAACCAACCACAGCGTAGGTGTGGTTTGTCATGATCATAGGAATGCCTGCTTGACCCAACTTGAGGGTAAGTGTTCGGAAGGTAGACTTGACAACTTGGGCACGGGTCATGTCTCTGGTTTCCTTACCAGCAGATGTGTCTTCCATTTCCTTGGTCGTCGAAAGCATACCAAGTGAATCGAGAACGATAAGCATAGGCTTTCGATCTTTCTCTGGCTTCGCTCGATAGTTGTCTACAATCTGAATGCACTGATTCCTGAACTCCTGAACAGTTGCAACAGGGAACACGGCAACCCTAGACGGATCGACGTTTCTTTCCTTGAACATCTCTGATGTAACTGCTTGCTCTGAGTCAAAGTATAGAACCACACCATCGGGTCGATCTGCCAAGAACTTAGCAACGATACCAATCGTGAAGTATGTCTTTCCGGTAGCAGACTCACCAGCGATTGCAAGGATCTTGTTGTCCGCCATACCACCATAAAGAGAACCACAGAGAAGTGCATTGAATGCATAACTTCCAGTGTCCATGAAACCACTGACATCCGATTCGATGCCGTCCTTTACTCTTGATGCTAGGTCGTTACCTGAAACCTTTAGCATATCCTGTAGAAAATCACTCATTAACAAACTCCTCATAAATCATCTTTAGTTTCAGTCCTTTCTCAATAATCGATTCGAGCGTTGCCATTTCAACATCCTTAGCAGTCATCATGTGCTTGATTGTTTCTTGGTTAGTTCTCATGGCAGTGTCCAAATGTCTAACAACATGCTCGACCGTTTCATCTGTAAGTTCATAGGTTTTAGTTGGCTTTCTTCTCCACTCGTCCATGAACTCCTGTTGTTCGGGTGTTTCATTTGTCATATGAACAAGTCCTCCAATGTCCCGACACTCTCCGTCTT